TTTTTAACGGCGAGTTTGTTTTGCCTGAGCGTAGTACTCTCGCTCAACGGAACGATCTCCTGGCGTATGTGAAGAATTTCTTCGCAAACGTCAACGTGATCACACCAGCAATCCAGAACTTCGAATCAGTTTACTAATTCGCGGCCTGGCGGTCTTCTGACCACAAACCCAAAGGACTTACTATGTCATCTATCAAGAGACGTAGCTCCGATATTCTTCAAGAAGCTCGGGCTTTTCGCGTACCTCCATCAGTCACTGATGTTGCAGTTCACCGCTTTCTCTCCTCCTTGGATACTCCAAGGGCGTTAACAGTTTGGATTCTTTACAAGAGTAAAGAGCACGATCAGCTAACGTCACTAGAGTGTAACGCATCGGATTATGTGAATAATCCTTTCCGTTTCCGACTCGACTACATTGCGACAAGTTTCCTCTCGAAGGCGAAATTTCTTAAGACTTCGTTCGACAAGACAGCCGTCGCAATGGAGAAATTCGAAGAATTCGAATCTCTCTGTGCCGAGACTAATAGTCGCTTTAAGAACCCTGCGTTAGATCCGCTATACAACGGAGCTAACGTTTGGTTGCTTAACGCAACTAAGCGTAAAATCGCCGGAATTCTGGGCGACTACAGTGGAGATGAGTTTGTGGATGAAGCCAATTGGGGACCAGGCACTTCCACCTTGATAAAAGGTGAGTGTGTCTCGGCCATCAATAAGTTCCACGAAGAACGTGGAATCACGCGCGAATTGTACTCCCTTGTGAGCGATTGGTTTCACATCGCTTACCCCTCATGGTCTGATAGCTTATCCCGTGAATACGGAGAGAACTGGCTGGTTTTTGAGGATGGGAACTCAATAGTCACTGTACCGAAGAATTCGAAGACTGATCGCGTTATCGCTATTGAACCAGGGATTAATCTCTGGTTTCAAAAAGCAATTGGTAGCATGATCAGACGACGTCTACGACGGTCGGGAATCAACTTGCAGGACCAAGGGATCAACCAGAAGCTTGCTCGTGTTGGCTCGAAAGAGCGGACATTAGCAACGGTTGATTTCAGTTCTGCATCGGATTCCATCTCGCTTGAGGTCGTGAGAGAGTTACTTCCTCCACGATGGTTCTTGCTGATGGATTCGTGCCGATCCCGTTTCGGTAAGACGAGCTCTGGTTCGATTCGG